CCACATGCCTGGGCCGGTGCTGCTCGTGCAACCGACCGTCGAGCTCGGGAAGCGGTTTAGTCGCCAGCGCGTGGACCCCTTGATCGCCGGGACGCCCCGATTGTCGCGCAAGGTGGCGCCGTCCCGCTCGCGCGACTCAGGGAACACGATGTTGTCGAAAGAATTTCCCGGCGGGATTGTGATCATCACGGGGGCGAACTCTGCGGTAGGACTCCGCTCGATGCCCGCGCAGTATGCCTTCCTGGACGAGATCGATGGGTATCCAGCGGACGTCAACGAGGAAGGCTCGCCGCTCTCCCTGGTCGAGGCGCGGCAGGAAACCTACGGGCGGCGGCGCAAGAGCGTCAAGGTCTCCACGCCGACGATTGCCGGGCGTTCGGCGATCGAGGAGGCCTACGAAGCGTCAGACCAGCGGCGCTATCACGTGCCGTGTCCGCATTGTGGCGAACTGCAGCCGTTGGAGTTTGCGCGGCTGACCTGGACGAAATGGAGTCGTCCACCCGAGCGTGCCGCGTATGAATGTTGCGGCTGCGGGGCGGCGATTGAGGAGCACTGCAAGGCCGAGATGTTGGCGCACGGTCTATGGATTCCAGAGGCGCCAGGCGAGGACAGGGCGCGGGGGTATCACATCAGCGCGCTCTATTCGCCGTGGATGCCGTGGGGGAAAATCGCGAAGCGGTTCGTCGCGGCGCATGCGAACCCAGAGAAGCTCCGCGCCTTCATCAACTTGGTCCTCGGTGAAGTCTGGACCTCGAAGGGTGAGGCGCCCGCGTGGGAAGGGCTGATGCGTCGACGCGAGGAATATCCGATCGGCGTTGTCCCTCCGAGCGCCCTCTTCCTGACGGCCGGGTGCGATGTGCAGAAGGATCGCGTGGTTGTCGAAGTCGTCGGGTGGGGCCGTGGCAAGCAGTCGTGGAGCGTTGATTACAGTCTTCTGCCGGGAGACACGGCCGACCTTGAGCGCGGACCGTATCGCCAACTTGACGAGCTGCTCTCGCGGACGTACTCAGACGGGGTCGGCCACGAGATCCCTATTCGCATGTTGGCCATCGATAGCGGGTTCAACACCCAGACCGTCTACACCTGGGCGCGCAAGTACCCGATGAACCGCGTGATCGCGGTCAAGGGGCACTCCAATGGCGGAGTGCTTATCGGTTCCCCGTCCCCTGTAGAGGTCATGATCGGCGGGCGAAAGTCGAAGCGAGGGGGGCGAGTCTGGCCCGTGGCGTCGAATCTCGCCAAGAGCGAACTCTACGGGTGGTTGCGCCTCGAGATTCCACCTGAAGGCGGAGACGCCCCGGCCGGGTACTGCCACTTTCCGCAATACGGCGAGGAGTACTTCAAGCAGCTCACCGCCGAGCAGCTCGTGCCACACAAGACGCGCAAGGGTTACGTGCGCTTGGAGTGGGAATTGATTCCGGGGCGCGAGAACCACGTGCTCGACGCGCGTGTCTATGCGCGCGCCGCGGCCGCGCTCATTGGACTCGATCGCTATCGCGAATCGGACTGGACATGGCTCGATCGCGCGGTCGCCACACCAATAGACGAGCAGCCAGCCACGCCGGCGGCGCCTGGTCACGCTGCGCCGGCGCCGCGTGAGCGATGGATTCCGCCGCGGCAGGGCGGGTGGTTGAGAGGGAGGAATTGAATGGTCAGCGAGGAACCCGGCAAGGCGAGCCATAGGCGTCGAGAGTACCACCGAACGCGAGCGAGCCATTTGTCGTGAGAGCACCAGTGGAGCGGAGCGAGCCAGCCTCTGTGAGGGCACCAAGGCAGAGGAGCGAGCCAACTTCGTCGAGAGCACCATGCCCGGCGAGCGAGCCAAGCGAGGAGAGAGTACCACCGACGCTGAGCGTCTAGGAGGAAGACCATGATTGAAGAATTGGAATCCGTTGTCCGTCTCACGAAAGACCTGCGGGAAGCCGCGAAGACCTTAACCAACGATGAAGCCCGCTTCCTGGTCGATGCGTACTACACGATGCAGAAGGATCGCATCCGGGCGGGGAACCAAGTACGCGCCCTGAGCGAGTCGACTGAACCGAACGAGGTTCTTGCCTGGCTCGGTGTGCAGTCCGCGACGTTGGAAGCGCAGATCAAGGCGGCGCTCGGCAAGTACAGCCAGGCGTCGGTCGTCGGACGATGGGCTGAGTCCATCTGCGGGATCGGTCCAGTACTGTCGGCTGGTCTACTGGCGCATCTCGACATCGAGAAGGCCCCAACCGTCGGACATATCTGGCGCTTCGCTGGCCTTGATCCGACCGTGACCTGGAACAAGAAAGAGAAACGGCCCTGGAACGCGAGCCTGAAGACGTTGACGTGGAAGATCGGCGAGTCGTTCGTGAAGGTCAGCGGGAACGACGCGGACGTCTACGGGAAGATCTACCAGGAGCGCAAGGCGCTGGAGATCGCCCGGAACGAGGCGGGCGCGTTCGCTGGGCAGGCTGCCGCCGCGCTCGGCGCGAAGAAGTACCGCGATGACACGATGGCAAAGAAGTCCTACGAGGCCGGGCAGCTCCCACCTGGGCACATTCACGCGCGAGCAAAGCGGTATGCGGTAAAGCTCTTCCTGGCTCACTGGCATGCCGTAGCCTACCGCGACCACTTCAACGCGGACGCGCCGAAACCCTACGCACTGACCATACTTGGGCACGCACACGAGATCGTCTGCCCGAATTGGCCGTTCTGAGAGCCACGAAATCAGAGAGTACCATTACGGGCGAGTGAGCCATGCTGCTTGAGAGTACCAACCAGGTAGAGCGAGCCAAGCCTGCGGAGAGCACCAGGAATACGGAGCGAGCCATTCGTGCTGAGAGCGCCACAGCATGAGAGCGAGCCATTGGGAGTGAGGGCACCAGCAACAGCGAGCGAGCCAAATGAGCCGAGAGCACCACGCGAACGGAGCGAGCCACGCCCGGTGAGGGCACCATCAGACCAGAGCGAGCCATATATGGCGAGAGTACCACGGGTGTTGAGCGTGGTTTGGTGGCGCGGCGGCTTCGGCCGTCGCGTCGCCTTCTTCAACGGCAGGTGACGCAAAGACGACCGACGACGTACCGAAGCGCGCGCTGACAATCGTGGCTGAGTGAAAGGGCAACATGGATCCATACGAAAACGGGCGCTGGCACCGACACGACGCGGAGCCGAAGACCAGCGAGACTTCGGCGATTAAGCTGGAGGAATCCGTCAGGCGGTTGGAAGACTTCTTCAGGGACACCGCTCGCAGCGGGGATACCGCCCTACTCAAGCGGTTCCTCCAATCGATCAGGGCTACATGTATTCCTCCTGAAATTATCACACGCTGCGAGAAAGCCGCGGCCGAAGGGACGGTTGGTGCCTGACGTCCCGCCGATCCCTCCGCTCATCTGGTGCCGCCTGCTCGCGTTTTTGCGCGAGGGCAAGACCGGATCGATCACGCTCGACGTGCATCGGGGCGCGGTGCGCGATGCCATGTTCAGCGAGCGAGTCCGTTCGGAGACAGATCACTCGACAACGGACACGGCTGTGGTAGACTCTGCGTAGTTCGGACGGGGCCTCTGCCTGCCCCTGGTCGCGTGGCGCCTTAGTGCGCCGCCCACTCCCAAGCGCGACCAGCCCACCAGCACGCCCTCCTTGGCGACCTTAGCGTCGCGGGGGAGAGGCGTCCATGCCAGCCACCCAAGCCGACCTCGATGCCCTTGACGCGGAAATCGCGAAGGTCCGCCTCGTCAAGAGCACCACGTTCGCCGACCAATCCACGACATTCCGCGACGTCGACGACCTCCTGAAATTGCGTGCGTTGATGCAGCAGGAGATCCAGGTGGCCGTCACCGGGTCGACCACTCGGTACGCCGCGACCTCAAAGGGCCTCTGATGATACCGATCGACCTCGCGCGCGCTGAGGCGATCACGGGCTGGATGAGCCCGGCCGAGCTGACGTGGCTCGCCACACGCGCTCTCAGCGCGCGCACCATCATCGAGATTGGCAGCTTCTGCGGGCGCTCGACGCGGGCGCTCGCGGACCATTGCCCTGGTGTCGTCTACGCGATCGACCCGTGGGAAGGGTACTCCAACGACGACGACAGCCAGGCGAAGTGGATCCTCGAACAAGGGCCGGGCAGTTGGATCGCGATCGTCGAGGCCTTCAACCGCAACCTGGCCGACCACATCGCGTCAGGGCGCGTGGTGCCGGTGCGCCTGCGCGCGTTCGACGCCTATCCGACGTTCAGCGCCAAGCAAGCATTCAAGGCCGACCTCGTCTTCATAGATGGAGACCATCGGTACGACTCCTGCCGGCAGGACATCCTGCGCTATCGCGACCTCGTCACGCCGGGTGGCATTCTCGCGGGCCACGACTACAGGAAGAAAGATTGGCCGGGCGTGACGCGCGCCGTCGACGAGCTCGTCGGCCAGGTTCATCGCTGCGAGTCGATCTGGTGGGTGACGCGATGAGAGTGGTTCTGCCTTCCGTGCAGTACGCGGACTTCCTGGCGGTGACACTCCCGGCCTGGCGCGGCATCCTCCCGCGCGACGTCCTCACCATCGTCACGTCCCCGGACGATGCCGACACCCAGGCGCTCGCCAAGGTCCACGGCGTGCCGCTCCTAGTGACGGACGCCTGGACGCGCGATGGCATGACGTTCAACAAGGCGCGCGCGCTCGATGAGGCGTTCGGGTTCGTGCCCGGCTATCGCCAGCCGCCCGGTGACGGCGAGGTGTGTCTGTCGCTTGACGCCGACGTGTTCCCGTGTGGACAACTGCCGGTGAGCTCGGCGATCAAGCCAGAGACGATCTACGGCTGCGCGCGGTACGCCTGCCGATCTCAGGCCGACCTCCGTGCGCACCTGCTCGGCAAGGTCCAGCGTCGAGCGCTGCCCCTCATCGCCCCGCGCATGCGGAAGACGCCGGGCGTCGTCATCATCGAGAACACGCCGGCCAACGTGCTCGAGACCGGCGCCCGCTGTCTCGGCTACTTCCAGCTCTTTCGGTGGAGACCAGGTGTCGGGTTCGGCCACTACAAGACCGCCGGGAAATACGACCTCGACTTCAGGACGCACTTCAGGCGCCGAGTCGGCCTCTCCGACATGTACGTGCTCCACCTCGGCGAACAGAATCGACGGAATTGGCGCGGGCGCATCGTGCCCCGCTGGAAGGAGGCCTGATGGCCGCCACGTTATGGCTTGACCGCGTCGGGGAGGCGCTCGCCCCGCACTGGCATCTGCGCCGGATGCGCGCCCGGATCGCGGCGGGGCTCATCCAGCGCCACTACGAGGCCGCCAGCGCCGGACGCCGCACGCAGGGCTGGCACCGTAGCGGCAGTGACGCCAATGCCGCCACGGGTCCCTTCGTGGCGCGCTTGCGCGACTCGGCGCGCGAGCTCGTGCGCAACAACCCGTACGCCGAAAGCGCGCTGGCCACGATCGTGGATCACACGGTTGGCTGGGGGATCGTCGCGAAGCCGAAACCGCGCTCCGCGAAAGTCGCGGGACTCTGGAAGGCCTGGGCGGAGACCACGGCCTGCGACGCGGATGGCCGCCACGATTTCGCGGGCCTGCAGAAGTTGGTCATGCGCACCGTCGCCGAGTCGGGCGAGGTGCTTGTGCGCCGCCGGTTGCGACGGCCCGAAGACGGGCTCCCCATTCCGATACAGCTCCAGATCATCGAATCCGACTTCCTCGACACGGCGCGGGACCAGGTCATCCTCGCCAACGGCGGGCGGATCACCCAGGGCATCGAGCTCGATCCCATCGGTCGCCGCGTCGGGTATTGGCTGTTTCCGGAACACCCCGGATCGGTCTATGGCGTGATGGGAGC